CAAGATGCAACGCTTGACGCAAGATCATATTTTGCCGCTCAGTAAAGGCGGTTCGCATACTCAGTCCAATATCGTTCCAGCCTGCCAGCGTTGTAATTCCCGCAAACATGTTGGGCCACCCTTACGCCCTGTCCAGCCATTGTTACTGTAAAATTCACCCCATCCAGGCTGTGTGCGTACTCCGCCACGTCATCATGGCCTGCCGTGCGGGCTCTGGAGGGTGCTCCTGCCCCCGGAAGCGGTCTTCGATTTGTGCCACTAAGGGCAGACTCACGGCCAGGGTGCGCAGCGCATCGGCCCCGTGCGAGGCCCACGTGTGCGCGGGGTAGTTCTGGAACACTTTCGTCTGCTCATGCCATTCATGGTGATACGAGCGCAACGCCTCAATGCCCCGCTCGCACCCCATCTCGTCAAACAGCAGACGCGGGAACATCGTGCGCACATTCGCAATCCCCACGTCGAGGGTCGGACGCTCCGCCACCTCGACCACCCCTTGCACCAGGCGGCCCAGGGTCGCTTCCCGGCGCTCGCCACTGCCCCACTCCCGCACCCGGCCATCATGCGGCAGGATATGGGCGCGATACTGGCCCTGGTACGGTAAGGCGGCCAGGTATTTGGCGTAATAGTCCGCCCCATGGCCCACATCCTCGAAGTAGTGCAGCAGACAGATTTGCCGCCCGATGAACTGCACGCACCACAGGGCCGTGGCATCGTCGACCCCAATATCCCAGAAGGTGTAGACGGGGTAGCTCGGGTCATACGGCACGCGCGTAATGCGCCGCTCCTGATCGACGGTCCGAAACTCATTGGCGTAATAGGCGCCAGGGATGGCCGCTTCCCACGAGAGATAATATTCCTGGTCAATCAGGTCCTGCGTCATGCCCTCACGGCGATCCGCCTCGATGTCGGCAGGACTGATGACCGGCGAGCCGTCTTCGTCCGGACCATCCCGGAAGGTCTGCTCCACCGTCAACAGGTCAAAATACCAGGCCGGATTGTTGCGGTTGGTGGTATACAGGGTGTAGCCATGATTGCGGCCCCGTGGCGTGTACGCGAAGGCCGCCCAGCCACCATTCTCCCGCAGAATCGGGCGACAGAGGTCCCAGGCCCGCGGATTTTGCAGGGCATATTCGCTAAAGATGACGCCCACGGGATTGGAGCCCACCAGGACATCCAGGTTGCGATCCGTGCCGAGAATCTGATAGGTACTGCCCGGCTGGCGCGCGTTCGCCGCATTGACCAGGGTGAGCTGCATGTCGGCTTTGTTGGGGGCGCCATAGAGCAGGTCTGGCGGCACATACTCCAGGACGCGCTGGCCCGCCCGGTTGATGCCATCCCAAATGACGCGGCGCCCCTGGTTCAGCTTGGGGAACACGTGGAAGTAGTTGCCGGTCCGCTCCAGCATGCGCTCGACACAAAAGTTGAGCAACGTCGTGTCTTTGCCATTGCGCCGATGCCAGACCAGGCCAAAGCGCCGGATCCCCCGGTCCCAGGCGTCCCAGACACGCCACTGATAGGAGCGCGGGGCAAACTGGTAGGGCAGACTCAGTTCAATGGTGCTGGCCGTCTCAGTCCGCACGGCGCATCCTTATCACCAGGGGTTTGTCCTGCGTGCCGCTGACGTCGAGTTCCATGGCTTTCAGCTTCGGCTCCAGGTACTGGGCGAGTTCTTTGGCCGCGTTGAACCTCAGCTCTTTTTTCACGGCCGGCCCCATGATCGGGTTGCCTTCCACATCGACGCCATAGACCACGTCGGAGTCATCCGCCATCAGGTCCGCCATGAACCGGTGGGGGTCCACGCCGAGGCTCTCGCAATAGGCCCGCAACTGCTCACGAAAAGTGGTTTTGTGCTTATTTGGGCGTCCCTTGCGACTGCCACCACCAGATTTGCGCCCATTCGCCATTGCACTTCATCGCACTTCATCACACTGTTGCGATAACGCCGTGCCGCTGGAAGCCACCCCCGTGCTGGAGAAGCCACGGGGCGCAGCCGTTGCGGTATGTGTCGAGCCAGCAGTCAGGGTACTGTGTACAGGAGTAGATCCCAGAGGGAGGCGGGGTATAGACGAAGCGAGACCACCTCAAGGCTTAGATCTATCTATAGGATTAGATAGACTACTCCCGACGCAATACCGCTAAACTGATTCTAGACGAACATGGGTGACATTGCAAGCCCGACGTCCACAACACCTTTCTTAGCGTCATGGCGTGTGGCCCGCCGCTGGCTCCGGCACCGCCTCCGCCTCCGTGCACATGCGGTGCGACCAGTCGACAAGGTCCAGCACCGACGTGCGCTGGAGACTCCGCCACGGGATGCCACGGCGCCTCGCGGCGGCGGTCTCGGTCTCGATGAAACACGCCAGCAGTGCATCCAGGGCGGCGTGCAGGCGTTGGTGCTGGGCGCGGTGCTCGTCAGCAGTCATGCGGCATCCTCCTCGTCCGGGTCTGGTTGACGTGTTCGACGCGACCGAGGGCGGGGGAGATCGTCCACTCCTGCCAAACGCCAGCGCAAGCCCAGCGCATCCATAATGGCGACAACCAGAGAAAGACGAGGGTCCTGCGTCTGACCATTTTCTATATAGACAAGTGTCGTAGGAGCAATGCCAGCCCGGCGCGCTAGCTCACGATGCGATAGCCCCTGTTTTTCTCGTGCCGTCTTGATGAGTTCACCAAAGGTCATGGTGCTTACCTCCTCAAAACATTGTACAGCATGCGAGAAAAAATGTTCTAAGTTTTTTACATTTCGCTCTTGCAAGTGTCCAAAGATTTGATACAATATTAATACATACAGCGACCGCGCAAGCGGGTGCCACCGAGGAAGCTTAGGACGACCGGGCCAGGGTGAACTGGAAGCCGGGGGGCGAAGCGGGGGCCAAGGAGACACGGTGAAATGTGGCCACACGGTGCGTTGTTAGCCGCACGACGCTACACAGGGCAGCGGAACACAGGACACACCACACAGGAGACACGACGATGGCCACCACACAGACGCAGCAACCGCGCATCCAGTTTCAGACGGTCGGCAACCAGAAGAAAGGCACCAGCCGCGTGCAATGGTCTGACGACTACGGCCAGACCTGGCATGAGCCGCAAGACGCCCCGAGAGACGTGGCTCGCGCATGGCAGCGCATCGCACAGAAAGCCTAACCCTACACCACCACGAAGGAGCCCAGCATGAAACACGGACACGTCACCGGCCACAAGACAGAGCGCACGGGTGCCAGCGACTGGTACAAGACCATCGAAGCCGAGCACCTGAAGCGGATCGAAGCGGCATGGCAAGCGAAGCAGGCAGGCAAATAACCGAGCACGGCCCCGCGCCACCCTGGAAAAGTTACGCGAGGCCGTCAACCTTCACCCCTACGTATCAGGAGAAGATCATGCAGACGATACCAGAGACCACCACCACCGTCAACTTTGACGCCGCCCTCCGCCTGGGCGCCGCCCAGGCCACCTGCCGCTACGCCGGCGAAGCCGCCCGCATCGACCGTGGCCTGGTGCTGGCCCTCAACGGTCATGTGACGCTGCAACCCGATGGCACCGCACTGGTGACGAGTGCCAAGGATACCGAGATCGTGTACACGGTGAATGGGCACGGCGACTGCCCCGATGCCGCGCGCGCCCCGGAAGGCCGCTGCAAGCACCGCTGGGCGAAGTGCCTGACCAAGCGCGCCATCAGCCGGCTGGCGGCCCTGGCGGTGCAGCCCAGCCGCACGACCGGTGCGCCGCAGCCGGTGCGCTGGTACGCGAGCTACACGCGCCCTGATGGTGAGACCGTGCAGGGCATCGCCACCCACACCCCGCGTGGCTACCTGTTTGCCGCTGACGATGGCAGCGAGTACTGCTACGCGAGTGCTCACGCCCTGGCCTTGGGTGGCAACGTGGCCATCGCCCAGGCCAAGCGGGCCGAAGAAGAGGCGGCTGGCGGGCTCGTGGCGATTGTGACGGGGTATGGGAAGGCTCGGTAACGATGCGCTCAGACCTGCATGACGACATCCCAGAGACCCCGACCTGCCTGTACTGCCATGCACCAACGGATACCGAGATCTGCGCCGCCTGTGCGCAGGCGATCCGCGAGACCAGCGCCACCGTACTAGAGGAAAGGACAGCGCCCATGCGCACCGCAACCCCGTTGCCGGAAGCGGCGTTTTCGATCACCTTAAAAGGCCGCCTGGGCGGTCAGGAAGCACTCCTCACCGCCCGTGGCCAGACGTGGGAGGCATTCCGCGCCAACGTCGAGCAGATCCGGGGCCTGCTCGATGCGCCAGCGGCGCCCCCGACCAGCCAGCCGCGCCCCAGGGCAGCCGCTCCCACCCAGCCGCCGCCGGAGGGGTGGTGCGCGGTGCACCATGTCCCCATGAAGTTGCAGACCAAGGATGGGCGCCAGTGGTATAGCCACAAGATGGCTGACGGCTGGTGCAAGGGGAAGTAACCCACCACGGGGAGCCACGCGCTCCCCCCGCACCACAGAGGAGAAACGAGCGATGACTGAGCGGCTCTGTCCTTTTGTGCCAGCATACGCTTCTCGCCCTCGCACGTCAACAAGACTGAGCGTGCGTCCGTGGATTCGGCGACCTCCTCTCGCTCCATGCGTCCTGTCTCGCGATCCTTCGCCGCCTGATACCTGCCGCTCTCTGCCCTGAAAGTATCCCCAGCCCCCCCTATCCACCCCTGGAAGTTTCCTCACTTGATTTGTTCCCTCTATGCTGATCGTATGTCACCATGGCTGTGCGCGTCTTGTCCCCTTCTTTCTGCCTCTATTGCTGATGGATAAAACACTTGTGTGGCTGATTCCTG